GTATATAAGATAAGCAGCAATACCAATTCCTATGACCATGCCCCACTCTACAAAGTGAAACACTGCATGTTCCTGAGCCGCCATTGTTGCTTCGTGTGCGTATGCCATATCTTCCTATTAGTTATGGTTAAAGTTCCTTGTTAATGAACTCTAAGATTTTTTTCTTAAAGTTCTTTTTGGCAAACAGATCATAGTAGTAAGACAAAACAGATGTGGTTTTGCTTGCATACTTGTGATCTTTGACAATCATTAATTCCCTTGTAAAGTCAGACAACTCTTTTGATATTGTAAAATATCTAAACTCTATTTTCTCTTTGGTCCTAAACCTCAAGTTCATTAATATGTCTTCTATTGAAAACTGTAATGAACAATTCCTTTCTTTTAGGTGAAAGGCACAATCCAAAGGCCTGTACCATTTACCAATATCAAAAACTCCAGGTATTAAATTTGCCTTGTTGACAAAATCATTTGATTCCATGAAAGCAGGATAGACTTCCATTTCAAGACTTTTTGCATCAGTAAAAAAGATGTAATCCGTAGGCCAAGAGAACAAGGCACTCTCCATATTACGGACCAACAATCTTTGTAAAAACTCTTTTGTGTAATCACTGGAATTAATCTTCCCTTCATTTAGGTTGAAATCTATACGATAATCGTAGTAGCTTTTCAGCCCATACAAATTGTTAAAAAAGTTTCTTACTGATGGACATCTCTTGTATCCATCTGCCTGCTCAGCAGGATACTTTTCAAAAAAATGGTTCTGTAACTGAACCGGCTCTTCCGCTCTTAAAGCAGAAGGTGAGTCATAATGGTTGCATGACCAATAGACTGTTATCATTTGCGTCTCCTATTAGGTTTTTATGCAGTATTGCACCCCCCTGTTATAAGGTCTAGCTTCTGTCGTCCCAGTGTTACCGACAGTAATTGTGTGACTATGGTCACTTTCTGCACTAATGCTATGAGTGTGAGAACTTGAGTTATTTACAGTAACACTGTGACTGTGGCTTCCAGAGCTTCCAGTCGTATAACTCGCGCCACCCCTTGAGTCTGAGTACCAGACTCTGCCACCGTTAGTTTGCCACGTTGACGATGTGTAATATGAGTGGGTGTGACTACCTGTGCTGTTCGTGCTGGCAGAGTGATTATGTGTTCCTCCACTGCCTGTATTGCCACTGTGACTGTGACCCCCTGCGCTGGCTGAAGATCCTGTATGGGTGTGTTCTGCGTTTGCATCATCCTGATACGCACCTACATTTGGCCCCGCGTAGTCTGAATCAACTCCAGCAGTTCCAGTGCCTCTCAGGAAAGCACCCCTCAAGTCAGGAAGGTTAAACGTGCTTGATCCATCACCTGATCCCCATGTTGTGCTAAGAACTCCAAATAAATCGGAATAGGTTGACCTGGATACTGCACTACCGTTACAAACCAACCAACCAGTTGGAGCAGATGACATACCAAATGGGGCAATCATACCCGCAGGCATCGTTCTTCCACCATCAATAATAGCTTGTTTCTGGGCAGCAGAGGTTGTGAATGTTCCACTTGAAACATCCAGGGTTCCTGAACCAGGACCAGCTTGAACAATAGCCTGCTTTTGTGCAGTAGAAGTAGTTAGTGTTCCAGCACTTACGTTGAGAGTTTTACTAGAGCCAACGGTAATATTACTGGTTGCGATTGTTGCACCATCAATAGTTCCAGCATCTATATCCACCTTGGATATGTTTACTTCACCAGAACCTTTTGGACTGAGGGTTAAATCAATGTTTGTATCGTCGCCCGTGACAGAAATTGTTGGGGCGTTGCCTGTTGCTGCATTAGCTAATGTGAATTCATTTACCGCACTACCTGTTGATGTAATCTTGAATAGTTCCAGACCATTAGCATCCAAGAACTCACCACCATTTACTCGCAAATCTCCTGCGATAATGATGTTGCCATTAAATGTTCCTCCGGCTGATGCTGAAACCGCATCCGAAACAGTAAATGATTTCCAGGCTATTACCACTAGCTCGTCGTTAGCAACCGCTCCAGAACCAAGAACAATTGATGTTCCATTGGTTGCTGTCATGTCTGAAGCATCAAGCCTGACACCATTTAAAAAGACATGTACGTTACTAACCGTATAACTTAAAGTCGCTCCGTTTGCATCAGTCCCGGTAAATGTGGTCTGCCCTCCACTTGCCACATACTTGTATTCCACAAATGAAGCAGACCCAGCCGCAGAAGCCGCGATCCAGTTACCACCATCGTAGATCCTCATCTCGTTATCGGTGGTGTTAAAATACAACATGCCTGTGGCTAAAGCATCACCATCGTTGTCTGTTCCAGGCCCGTCTTTTGTCCCGTTAAATGCTCCGTATACTCCGTGTCCTGTAAATGTCAAAGATACAGCAGACCCAGCAGCCGCCATGTTTTCGCTTATAACAACAGTAGACCCATCAATAGAAATAACATTTGCATCTGCTGGGATTCCTGTGCCAGTAACCTCTTGGCCTACTTCTATTGTTCCTGATGTACTCGCTACTGTTATGCTAGAAGAGTTTATAGCCCAGGTACCATTGGCAGAACCACTAGATGCTGTTGCCCCATCAGCCATTGACCCAAGATAGGTGTCAGCAAAATTATCGTAAACCTGTGCTACTGCCGCCGCAGAGTTTTTAGCGGCTATTGCGGATTCAGAGGCTGCGTTTGCGTGATAGAGAGCAGAGTACCCTGAATTATCAACAGTACCTGCGGTATAAGTGGCCCAATCTTTTGAAGACCCCTCTCCCGACTGTCCTCTTCCCAGAACTCCAACAGCCCACTCTTTCGCAGACATGTCACCAGCAGAAGCCCCTGTTACATCAGCGTTAAACTGGGTTGCCCAATTCTTTGCAGATCCACCCGTTCCAGACTGAGAACCTTGAGCATATTCTTTTGCAGAGAATGTGGTGTCAACTGCCGCACTTGTGTCCTGTGCCCATTCTTTAGCAGAGCCACCAGTAGCGGTTGTTCCCTGAGCGTATTCTTTTGCAGAGTATTCTGAACTAGCAACGGCAGATCCTGTTACCGTAGCCCATTCTTTGGCTGAACCATCGGCTGGTGCTGTGCCTCCAGTTTCCACCGCCCATGATCTTGCAGATTTATCACCCGAGCTTGCACCCGTGACATCAGCACCTACTTGTTGTGCCCAGTTTTTAGCTGAGCCCCCTGTGCTTCCTTGGGTTCCTTGAGCAAATTCTTTTGAGGAATAAGTTGACCCATCCACCGTGCCACTGGTGTACTGTGCCCAGTCTTTAGAGGCACCGCCTAATGTAGATCCTGTCATAGACGCTCCTTGCGCCCATGCTTTTGCTGATCTGTCGTTTGTGCCTGCTCCGTTTACCTGATCAGCATCCTGAGCCCAAGACTTGGAAGATCCTCCAGTAGATGCCTGTGTTCCTTGTGCATATTCTTTGGCTGAATATTCAGATGTGTCAACGGTTCCAGAAGTTTCAGTCGCCCATTCCTTAGCGGCCCCCTTGGATGCTGTATCTGTAACACCTGTACCACCAACTGCCCATGCTTTAGCTGAACCATCAGACGACGCTACAATTGCATCTGTTTTAGTAGCCCAGTCCTTAGATGATCCGATATTGTTTGCTGTGTTCTGAGCCCAGGCTTTAGCAGAATAGTCTGAAGATGCAACCTGCGCTGATCCTGCTTTTACAGCCCAGTCTTTTGCTGAACCTATATTGTTAGAATCATCCTGCGCGTATGCTTTTGCAGAATATCCCTGCCCACTTGCAACCTGTGCGCTTCCTGCATTAGTGGCCCACTCTTTAGATGAGCCAGACGGGACAGTGGTTCCAACGGCCCATTCTTTAGCTGAATACTCACTTGTGTCAACAGCACCACCAGTTGTTGTTGCCCACTCTTTGGCGGCTCCCCTACTAGCTGTAGTGGTTACATTTGTTCCTCCAACAGCCCAAGCCTTTGAACTAAAGTCTGTACCTGTTACCGCTCCATCAACTTTGAGTGCGTATGATTTTGAACTGGTTGCAGTCGTTCCAAGAGCATATTCTTTCGCAGAGTATTCGCTGGTATCAACCGCTCCACCTGTGGTAGTGGCCCACTCTTTTGCGGCACCTTTGCTTGAGGTAGTAGTTACCCCAGTTCCACCTATTGCCCATGCTTTTGCAGAGTGGTCAGCCGTGTCTACGGCTCCATTTGTTTTTGTAGCCCACTCCTTAGAAGCACCCTTTGATGAGGTTGTAGTAACCCCTGTTCCTCCAATAGCCCACGCTTTTGACGAGTGATCGGCAGTATCTACCGCACCAGTAGTCTTGGTCGCCCATTCTTTTGCGGCACCACGAGAAGCTGTGCTTGTTACTTCTGTACCGCCGATAGCCCAGGCTTTTGCACTATATCCTTGGTCAGCATCATTAGCGTCGTTTGTAACTGCATCGGTTGTAAGAACAGCCCAGTCCTGAGCCTTTTGTGAATAATGTAATGAGGAATACCCCTGGTTACCCAGTGAGTCTGTTATCTGGGAATGCTTTGCTGTGATAGCCCAGTTCATGGCATCACCGGCTGGTATGAATACAGTCCAGTGAGTTATTCCACCACTTACAGGGCTTGAAGGGGTGATTGAGCCGCTTGTATGGGCTACATCACAAAAGTATAATCCTCCGTTAGTGAACAGGACTACATCTCTATACTGGTATGCTGTAGATGTTGCCCACGAACCCTCCCAGTTTAAACCAGCTACACCAGCGGGGCCTGGGGTTTTGACTGTGACTTTATTTGCGGCCATTACTTAGTTACTTCTCTTATAAGTTTTACGACTCCACGAATAATTTTGGTGACCTCCCCCGTACCAGCCACAATTTCTAAATCATAAACAGCATGGTCAAAATCCAAGGACCCTGTTTCCGTGCCCGACAAACTTAAAGCAATATTGGGATCTGACTGTGATAAATTTATTCTGCCATTTCCCGTGTTCAATGTTAGATGAGCATCGGATGATTCTGTTGAGTCTTTTATCTTCATCTCAGCAGAAGCATATACAGACAGGTCTATTGTAGCACCTTCTGTGTCTTCATAGTTTACGTTAAGCGACCAGTTTGCACCTTGTTCTATTTCTATATCGTAGTATCCAGCCGACATTACTGTCCCCCTCTTAATTCAGTCAAAACAGAAAAAGGTATTGTTCCTTTGTTGCAACCACAGGGATTTTCTTTTGTACAATGACAAGGATTGCATGTGCATTGTGGACATTCACACTCTGGATTATCGCATGTCTTCATATAGTCCCTGTAATCTCCATCTATAAAGCTCACAAATATCTATTCACAACCATGGACCCTCGGTTTCTGCCTTCTGATATTGAACCACTACTCATGCCCTCTTGTCTCAATGCTAACTGAGCCTGCTCTAAAAACTTACCACGATACATCTGTGCTTTTTCTACGTTCTGCACTTTTCCTTCTTTCATCCAGCATCTTTCAATAGTTCCGTACACAAGTGCTTCATGCCAGTAAAGATTGACTGCTGGCTCTGTTGTATCGGTTGCTAGGCCAGTTGCTTTCGGGACCCCTCTTACTTTTAATTTAAGGAAAACCTTGGCTGTTGCATCTTTGTCCTCATACAAGTCAATGTCAGCTTTTGGTAAAGGATATATCCTGAACGTAGAAGATGTGCGATTGTTAAATATAACCGCTTCTATTGGCCCATGCTGTTCTCGCCATTTCGGTGTGTTGTCTACGTTGTTTACGGCTGATGAGAAAGCATTTGGATGAAACCCCATGCTTGACTCAAGATTGTAATGTCTTGACCCACGACTAGATGCGGCAGCATTGAGTTGGGATTCTGTGTATATAGCGAGCTCTCTGCCATTTATGCTGACAGAATTAATCTCTGCTATTGTAGATGGGATTGTATAGGTAGGGCCGATTCTGAAAACAGAAACGGAAGAATCGCTTACAGCAGAACCGAAGTTCACCTTGTAAGTGATAGTTGTTGTGGATGGGACAAGTATATTGAAGGGCCCATTGTATTCAGTGGGGCCTGCTCCAGACACAACAAGAGCATCTCCCTCTGAATAACCGTGGGCACTAGAAAAAGTTATTGTAGCGGTCTTACCATCAACTGAGAGCGTACCTGTTTTGGTCGCCTCTCCAAGGCTTGTCGTACTACCCGGATTGGTGGCATCTCCTTCAACCTGTGGATGTCTCGCAATCCTTGTAAATTCAATAAGGGCATCGTCGATAAACCTGTTTATTTCACGGTCGCTCCAATGTCTGTTTTCTTCATCTTGTAATGCTGTTTCTACTCTTTCGCGTATTTCTCTGCGATTCATCAATCCTGGTCAAGTTCAATGACCTCATGACGCTCACGGGAGTCGTTCAACTCATTTACAGAAATTTCGCCACCTTCCATATCTTTACCAGCTTTCTTGCCAGTTTTTGGCCACTTAACAACTCTAAAGTTAAATCGCCTATTACTTCTAGCGGTTAGCTGACTAGACATATCCCGTTGGAAATATTCAGTCGTGACCGCATCATTCAGTACGTTTAAATGTTGTAAAGGTACAACTCTATTACTTCCTCGTGGGATAATAAGTTGCCAATCCCCATGAGTTACTGGGACTGGACCCATCTCGGTCATGTCGTTACCATAATCTATATTGATAACAGCAAAACCTTCTGGCACCTCATCCCCCTTTTTCCATTCAGCAGCCATTTTACTTCCACCAGTAACTACAACCCATTTCCCATCACCTGCGGGAACATAAGCATCGCTAAGTTTACCTTGTGGAACCTGGGTACTTTGAACTAGCCCACCTGCAATAGACATAATATCTCCTTTAAAAACCGGGGCCTAAACCCCGGTTATTGAATGATGCTTAGATTGAAGCCTGATCCCAAACAATGTTTGCAGGGAACATGTACTCAACCCACCAGATTAACGCTCCTTCAGAAACCGTTCCAGCAGAAACGACCCAGCTTAATGTAACAGGAACAACCTTTTCTTCACCACTTGACCCGTAGGTTGAAGACAGTGAATAAGGAGGTGCAGTTCCCATTAAAACGCCTGCGCCTGAATCTGTGACTTTTGAAGTAAGAGCACTAAGGGATTTACCGTTTACACCTGCGGTAGCAACCATGTCACCATTAGTAGCACTCCAGTTTCCAAATCCATCCGGGTCAGCAGTTCCAGCAGAACCATCAGATTGATTGTAAACAGTACCTGCGGCAGTTCCAGCAAGAGGAGACACCTTCCCTGAGCTACTACAAATAAAGTTGTCGGTTACAGTAATTCTGACATCTGTAACGATTGCGCTGTAGGGAATATTAATGTAATCAACCTCATGTGTTGCGGCTGAAGTTCCTGCCGTGTAAGCAACTGATTTATACCCGGAGCACTGACAAGCACGGGTAATTTTATTCTTAATAGAGTCAGACATATTTGTCCTTTTACTTAAAAATTAAAGTGAACCCCGGCCATTGACCGGGGTTATTATTATTAAGACAGCTTAGTAGCAGCTACCTCAAGTCTGTACATCCAAAGGTCCTGTAATATGATACAGCTATAAAACGTGTCCCATGCTACAGTTCCGCGCTGTCCAAGAGGATCTCCTGGTCCAGGCTTAGGCATGACCACTTTAGATCGGAGGCTGTCCATTCCACCAAGAGTGGCGCACCCACCGAAGTCTTCGGCCATTATGATTACTGGATAAACATCACAGTTTGATCCATTTGTGCTCACGCAGTTTGCAACGCCGTTAGTGTCACCAGCAGATTTAAAAGGAGTTGCCTGAGTGGTTGTGATGAATCTCACTCCCTCAACGGCTCCAATTTCACCTTCCATAGCATCACCTTGGTCGGAATACTTTGAAGCAACTACAAATCCTGGCAGAGCTTCAATGTCTTGACGAAGGTCAGGGTGACATACTGCAATGTATGATTCACGGATTGGCTCGGTTGCAATACCGACAGAAGCACGAAGCTTGTTTCGTAACTTCTTTGCATCGTTTCCTTCCAACTGTCTTACAGCAGTTTGGATTGCTGAAAGACCTGCCCCATTTCCTGGGTCATTAACAGCAGGTACTGCGGCACCAATGTGCATGTCAACATCACTTCTAGCAGAAGCAGATGTTCCAACATGTTTTACAGAAGTTCCCGCTCGGAAAACCTTGTAAGCCAAAAAGTCGAGGGTTTCACCAGCTTGCTGGGCTTGACGCTCGGTAATAACCTGCAACACGGGATCATGCGAAGCCGCAAGCATAACGTCAGTTGTGTTCACATAACTGCCGTATTGCTTCAATGTGTGCTTCAGCGTGGTGTGCTCAAGGCTTGTAAAATCAGGCGTTACGCCTTCGGCCACTGGATTGTCAACAATCGGAAATCTTTCGTACCTGCGGTGACGAATCTCCAGTCCTTGCTTTTGAGGCTTGGTTTCCCGTTGTGCAAATTTTGCAAAAGTTTGAAGACGCTTCGCAATAGGGAGCATCTTTTTTTGTATAGTGAACGCATCATTTGCGCTCAAATCACCATAAGATTGACCGGTTAAACTACCGGTTCCGCCGTAAGCTGCCATAAGTCAACTCCTTAATTAATCTCATTCATCGGGTATAGAATCCCATAGCTCTTCAGCCGACATATTATCAGGATTCTTAGTTACTCTAGGGGCAGAATTACTAACCAAACTTGTCGCAGCTTTTCTACGAGCTTGCCTACGTTGAGGTTGTACTGGTTCCTCATCCTCCACCTCTCGCCATGATCTACCTTGTTCCGTTTGTAAAAACAAGTTCATAACAGAAGCATGATCTCTAGGATCAACCGACTCGGTCATCATCTTAGTCATTGCAGGACTTGCCAAAACAAATGACTGAAAATCTGCATCCTTGTCTATTTCCCTGTAGTCCTCACCAACCTCACTTAACATGTGGTTTTCGTGGGACACTAAGAAGTCTTGATATTCTCTATCTTTAACACTTTTTTCCAGGGTCTCTAGCTTGTCGCCAACATTAACCTGCTGTGCGACCTTTGCTGCTTCTGCCTGGGCGATCTTAGTAAACGTCTTTGTTAGCTCACTAAACTCGTCCATTGTTTGCCGGTCATCATCCGTGAAGAACTCATCTGATCCCGGCGTTGGCGGTTCTTTCTCAGCCTTAGCTGTGGGCTGGGTTTGGAACTCTTCCATCTGCCTTTTAAGCTCCAGGTTCTGCAACCGCATATCCTGAAACTCATCGCGCATTCTTGCGCTATCCTCATTACGTTTGTGGAACTCTCTTTCTAGGTCTTTATACCTTTTCTCGTAATCGTGTCCAGGTTCCTCTTCCTCAGTCTCTTCCTCTTCAGGTTCTTCTTCGACTTCGTCTTCGATGTCTTCTGACTCTTCTGATTCTTCTCCTGCGGTTTCCCAGAGTTCCTCGTCGCTCAGTTCCTCTGTGCCAAGTTCTTCATCTTGGGGAGAAACTTCCTGCGTTTCTTCTGCCATAATGTCCTTTACACTTTCGATGTCCCGTTGAAAACGGATCTAAGGTGTTGACCCCTCGGCTATCCGGTAGAGGTCGGTTTGTTTGTAGCCTGCTCAGGATATTTTAATATCTCCTCCCAGGCCTGTATCCGGCCAATGCGAACATTGTGCTTCGCTAGTGACTCGGTATCATGAAGTGGAGCACGAACTATCGACTCCATCTCCGCATCCAACCTGTCCATAAACAGGTTCTTCAGGTGTTTCCACCCTGGATGTTCAGTTAAAAGAGCTATTGTTTTATTGTCAATATATTTATCCGGTTGGCGCATTCTCTTCCATCTCCTGTCGTCTTATATCAGAAGCATCTGGACCCCCTTGTAATCTGTCCGATGCCATTTGTTGCCGTTCCTGCGCGATCTCTTCCATAATCTCTTGATCTTCCTGGGCTATTCTCTGCGCCTCTTGCTGCTCAGCCATTTGTATCATCTGCTGTTCCTGCGCCTGTTGTTGCTGAATCATTGCCTGTTGTTGAGACTGTTGTTCTTCTTGCAACAAGATAGAGCTCTTTGCCAGATTAGCAGGGTGAAGCACATTGCCTTGTTTCATTAATTCAAGACGCTCCCTAATTTCCATTTCACGTTGATCATCACTAACCGCCTTCTTTTCCTGCAACAATGCTTTCGCCTGCTCAACTGCCATATCAGCCTGGGCTTTAGCCTGGATTTGAGCGGCTATTGCCTGCTGTTGCATCTGTTGTTGTTGCATCAACTGTTGCTGTTGTGACTGTTGTCCCTGCTGCATTTCCATAGCAACCTGATCTTCAGTCTTCAGCATTTGCTCGGGATCGAGATTAAACGCCCTTAACAGGGGCCGGATAAAAGCCTCATGCTTGATAAACATCTGAAATTGAGGCAAAGATCCAGCAACCTGCAAGAACTGCATAAGCTGTGTATTATGAACCTCTTTTGCAACATACTGCTCATATCCCGTACTCAACGCTTCGTAGTCACCCTTGATTGTATTGTCGGGTGAGTCAACCATCAGCCACCTATATATAGACTGAATGTTCTGCGTGATCATATTACTGACTGAGCGCACAACATCTGCGGTCTGTCGGTTAGCACTACTATTGAGAATGCTCATACCCGTTGCAGTCCTGGGCTGGGCGGGACTCATGACACCGAAACCAATAGCGGT